GCAGAACCACTCCTGAAATCAATGGAACCTGACGAAGCATAATAATTACTTGAGGAATCACAATTAAGACAACTTGCGCCAAGCAGACCACCACTGGTAGTAAAATCTCCTGCTACTGTAAGTGTACTTGCATTAGCTGTAAGAGTTCCTCCTGTTGGTATTGTAATATCTGTTCCTGTTAATGGATAATTAGCAGAATTATCTGTATCTACTGGCGAAGCAATAATATAATCAGTAGTGCTTAAATCTTGTTCAGTGTTGAAAGTTCCAGTTCCAGTTCCCCAATTATACATTATTCTTGCAGGTTGTTTACTGGAAGTAAATGTGCTTTCAGTAAAATCAAATGGAGAAGCTGTATTGGTTTTAATAATTGATAACCTATCTCCGTTTGTCATAGTTCCATCTAAATTAAAAGAATGTCCATAAACTAAAGCATTCGTGGCAGAGCTATCAATCGTTCCTGAATTAGTTAAAGTTCCAGAACATTCCATCCTCTGTCCATTCAAATCTAATTCTGCTCCACTACTTACTGTTACGGCATCAAACTCTGCGTCCCCTCCTAATTTAATGTTAGTAGTTCCCATAGTTAATGCTCCATCCCAATTTATATTTTTAAGATTTAGATAAGCAGTAGCTCCACCCGTGTCGCCTGATGCTCCAGAATGGCTACCATTGTAATCAATTAAAGCTGGAAGAGTTGGCCCTCCTGCTCCTTCAATATAACATTGACCATTTGTAGTTAAGTTCATTGCACCATTCATTTCAAATTCTCCAGCTCTAACTCCAGACTTTCCAATGTATATGTAATTGTCTCCATTCATATAATAATTAACACCTGCTTTAGTTGTTAGTTTGTTTTCAACTGTGTATCTTTCATACCCATCAATATAACCTGAACCGTCTTGTGTTAAATTATAGAAGTGGGTTCCTGTTGATGAAGCTCCACCCCTTAATGCCGTATTTCCACCATCTATTGTTACCGTTCCGTTATTGTGTTCAAATGAAGTTGTTGGGTCTGTACCATTATTATCAAAAGCACTTCCTCCTCCAGCTATTGTCAAATTACCTCTTGGTGCTGACAAAGTTCCGTTAGCTAATATCAGAAGTGTACTGTCAAGGTTAAGAGTGCCGTTACTCCAATCACTGTCTGCATCTAAACCTGTTGTTGCATCAAAGTTTGTAAGCGTTCCATTGGATGCCGTTCCTGTGCCTGAATCTACTGCCGTCGGTGTACTTGTCCCTGATATACTGTCATCCAGTTTCCACCAGTGAGAAGGAGTTACATTGTAACTTCCAGAATAAAGCGAAGCTGCTTGGTCTGCACTTAAAGCGTAATCATAACATCTGAAATCTCTTAGCTTACCAGCAAGATAATATTCAGCACCAGTTTTATTGTATTTTCCAACAGTCATATCAACATCAGATGCAAAATCATCTATATCTGAACCAGAAAAAGTACCAGGGCTACCGCCTGTTAATGGTCTTTCTACTCCATTAGCATATATCTTCATAGTAGCATTAGTGGCATCAACACGTTCAACAGTAAGAGTAATGTGAGTCCAAGGTGTTGCACCATTGGGAAACGAAGCCCCATCTTCAACAGCATATTCAGGATTACCATCGGCAGCAAATAGGGCACTGAACTGACCTGCACTGTCTATATATCCTAATATATTATTATCATTCTCTTTGTACGCACCAAATAATGCTTGATTCCCATCTACTCCATCATTAGCCTTTGCCCACACTGACATAGTAAACCCACCTCGAATATCTGCTTGTAATGCTGTATTCAAATCAACAAAATTGTCGTTGCCATCACACAACACAGAAGTCAGTGACAAACCCTCTAACTTTCCTTGTGTTACTGTAACAGCACCGTCTGTCTGTGTCCTTGTCGCTGCATCACTTCCATCATAAGAGTCCTGAACATTTACACTAAAGGCATCGTAAACCGTTGCTGGACTTCCTGTTGCAGCTATTGTATAACTATTACCAGAGGAATCAGACTGTGCAAGTGAACCATTCAATTTCAACCAAAGTTCCAAACCAGCCCCATCAATAACATCCTTATCTACATTAATTTTAGATGCCATTACGGGTATCATTGCTTCATCAACTGTTCCCTTGTAAAACTTAGCATCGCAAATATTACCATTAAATTCTTCTAAGCCACTACCTGATTCTGACTTTGCTCCTATTGTGAATTTTGAACTTGTGTCGACTGTCGCACCAGATTGGCCCGAAATATCGACATCTCCTACTTCAATGCCATCAATCCAAATCTTCATATCACCAGACCTGTCAAAAGTAGTTGCAACGTGATGCCACGAAGCATCTTCTATTACATCGGAAGCTCCACTTGTTACAGTAAGAACAGAAGTACCTGAACCGTAATATAATTCACATTTAAGTCTCCCAGCACTTGTTATCATCATACAGGGGCCATCCCAATTACCGCTACCTTCGTCCTTTCTCTTATCGAATATAGATTGGTCAGCAGTAGCAGAGGTTGTTGTTGCAGTTTTAATCCAAGCACCCCAAGTAGCGTCAGATGTTCCCATATCTAAATCTGCGTGGTCATTAACTTCAACCTTATCATCGGTACCATCGAAATAATAAACAGGGTCAGTATTTACATTAATGATTGCATCATCAAGATTTCCTTCAAGGATTCCTCCTGTTCCTCCTATCGTAAGTGTATCGTCTGAAGTGAAAGTTCCAAGATTTCTTACTCCGCCATTGAAGTTATTGGTTCCACTGGTTGTCTTGTAAGTTCCTGCGTTTGTCACAAGTCCGTGATGTGTAACAGTTCCCGTATGGTTGCCATCATCATTGAACTTGCCGTTTGCTCCCGTATATGTATTGCCGTGAATAATGTATGTGTCACCTGCGGTTTGCGTTTCAAATTTGCCTGTTGTAACATCAAGATTACCAAGAATCTCAATTTGATTTCCAGATATATCACGGAATTTTACTTCATAGGTTACACTATTCTGTGCAATCTCAACATCATAAAATGTATTTTCTTGAACGTAGGTGTGTTTATTAGTTAATGCAAACTTTACTTTACCATTATTATGTACAAACCCAGTTCCATCTGTTTCCAAATTATACCAAGCATAACCTCCTGAACTTTCATCAGTAATAGTAGTAGTTCCGCTTGTTGCCTTGTAGGTTCCTCCACTATTTATTGTAAGACTTCCGTGACTTATTGTTGAATCATGGCCCGCAAATGTACATCCATTATTTATTGTCACATCACCTATAACATCAAGTGGCCCTTGCCCTCCTGTAATAAATTCTCCATCTTGTAATAATAAATATCCTTCACATTCAAGCGCACCACTCATTGCAAGATGCATCCCTGAACCTGCATTATTTATATATAAATTATTAAGCGGATGACTTGATGTAAAACCTTTAATTGTTGTATGACTGTCCGTTGGTCCTGTAATATGTATCACGTTGCTGGCGTGATGGAATGTTCCAGCATTTTCTAAACAGTAACCAGTAGCAGATTCGCTTCTAACTGTCATTATGGCATTAGGAGCTGTCATAGTTCCTCCACTTTCTATTTTAACGCTTCCAAAACTCATTGCATGAGAATTGCACGTAAGAGTTCCACTTACGGAAACGTGTCCTAAAGATGCTGAAAGATTACCTGAACCTACTGTAAGTGCAGCATTACAAGTTAATGTTCCTGCCGTTATTGTAAGATTTCCCAAAAGAGTAGTAACCCCATTTAGTCTTGCTTCATCTCCAGATTTATTGACAACAAGATGTCTAAGATTTCCTGTTCCAGCTACTAAATCTAAATCAGTTCCGTGACTTCCTGTTAATGTTATATCTGTATCTGTTCCAGTTATAATGCTACCAGCTAAAAGTTGTACCGCATAACCAGCACCATCCTCGCCATCTATTGTAAGTACGTTACCATCACCATCGAGGTTCCCTCCCGACTGAATTACTAAAGAATTAATAGTATAAGTAGTGTCAACCACAGGGTCATTTGTTACATTTGCTATTACAACATCATCATCAGCAGTAGGAACTCTATCAGTTACGCCTGTAGTTGTCCAATTGGCTGCCGTTCCCCAATCAGTATTAGTAGAACCATCCCATGTGTTTGTTGCCATTAGACAACCTCACTTACTGTGACTATATTAGAGTATATAGGAGCATTCATTCACTAAATGGTCCCCTGTAAGAATACTTTACAATCTCCAGCAGTTATAGCAGTCGTTGAACTGCCATCTGTTGCCTTGACTGTTACTGCAAGTAATCTTAACGCTGTCGTAGAGATAGCTTTCAAAGAACCTGAACTGGCTGTTACTACTACATCATCTCCAACTTGAACCCATTTACTGTTTGTCACAGGTAAAGCTTCTGCACTATCAAACAAAGAACCCCACACTTGACATGTAAGTCCTCCATCTTCATCATTAGATAATACTTGTATCGAAGCCCTGTCATATGATTCTACATCTACTGCATCTATAATTGCTACATAGGTAGAACCACTTAATGTAGTTGCATCATTCTCTACAAGCATTGTCTTTACTGAACTACTGTGTCTTTGCGTTGTTATTGTATTTGCCATTACTTAGTCTTCCTCTTGGGTCTCCTAAGTCCTTTACCCTTTTTAGCCTTTGTCTTTGGCTTTACTTCTTCTTTTTTGGGCTTTCGAGAAGTTTTGCGCCGAGTTCTAACCCCGCCGCCGATGCCCTTAGGCCCGACCTTAGAGACGACTTCAAAGTCTTCTGGGAAGGCAAGCATTTTCTTAACAAGCTCTTTACTTCTTTTGTCGTTTTCGTCAAGTTTGTAGACCTGACCGGAGCCGAACGCAATAACGCGACCCCCATCAGTCCTAACAAACTTAGTGCGAGTACCCTTATACTTAAACGTGACCATATCATAGCTCCGTTAATCTAAGTGTACGCAATGTCTCTAATTAATCCCTGTGATGCGAATTTAGTACAGATTAACTCACCAGCAGTCATGAATGCGTAGTTACGCTTCAATGCTTGCACGTTTGCCAAATCTTCTTGTGCCAAGAAAGTGGTTGGTGCTGCAATCTTCATGTACAAATGTTCCATATCTAATAATAGAAGTGGTCCCATTGCGGTTCCAGTTCCACCTGATTGATTGGACATTGCTGTAGCCATGTGTTGTGATGCATAAATTGGTATGCTGTCATAGTATCCCATGCGTCCATCCAAGTTCATACCGGGTTCTGAAGTAACTCCGTTTGTTCCTTTTGGTGCTTGTGATTCCATTGTCATTCTCCATGTTGCATTTGAACTTCCTGCCGTAATTAATTGTTTTAATTCAGTTAATTGTTGGTGTCCAGTTAATATGATTAAATTATCATATGAAGCTCCATTTTCTATTGCACTTTGAATTGCTGCATCAAGAAGTGTTAAAGTCAAAAGTCTGTTAGTTGTAGAGTTGTGGTCAACGTAAGCGTCTGCCCATGTTGCGCCGTCTCCTCTTGCACCCAAATCGTAAATGTCAACATCTGCTGCTGCAACGTCACTTACTGCTGCTACTTGAGCGTAATTACTTGCTACACGAGTTAGGGTTTCAAAGTTGTTACCTGCTACTCCTGCTGCGTAATCTGTAGTTAGCATTGCATCAATCCAGTAAGAGTGTGCTTCTGCTGCTTGCGCTCTTAGGAAAGTTGCTAATCCTTTAACTCCATCATCTGCTTCTGCTAAGATAGATGCTCTTGTAGAGACTGTGTAAGGACTTACAATTTCTTTAATGTCTGCTTTTACTTCTGCAAGGTCTGGTACGTCAGCGGTTCCAAATGCTGCACCTTCTGCAACACCAGTGTTGCTTCCAGTTACAGTTCGAGCAGTTAATACTCTCCAACCTGATTGTGTCCATCCTTCTTTTCTGAAAAGCTTGAATATTTCAGATTTTGTGTTTAGCTGATTGAAAACACTTGCACCATACATTGTGTTAAAGTATGCGGTGTCGCCTGTTGTCAAATCATCTTTTCTTATGCCGTATCTTTTAGAGATATCTAATCCGCCTTTGTAGTAAGCATTGACATAGTCTTCAAAACTCATTCCAGCCATTTTAGAAACCTCCTACTAAGTTTTTGTCTACTTTCATTCTATCTATCTCCTCAAGGGATTTTGATACATTCAAAAAGTCAATCTCTGTTTGTTCTTCAGCTTTTGGAGCTGGAGCAGGTGTTGCTTTCTTTCCTGTATAAACGTTAATGCCGTGTTTCTTCAAGGTTGCTAAGGATTTTGCTAAGTCATCTATTTTTGTAGATTTTTCTTCTTCTTCCATTTTCTCTTCCTCTTCTTCCTCTTCTTCGGCTTCTTCTTCTGGTTCTTCTTCTTCTTCTTCGTCTTCGGCTTTTTCTTCGCCCATTTCTTCAAGATAAGAAAGAACCTCTTTGAGCTTTGCAAGTGTGGCTTCCATGTCTTTCATTAGTGCCTCTTCCTTGCCAACCTCAACTGGCTCATCAAGTCCGGCAGCTAATTCTACGTCTTCTGTTTCAACGAGTTCCTCGTCGACAGCTTTTGCGTGAGTGCCACCACATGTGCATTCTGTCATGTATATATACTTTCAAAAGGGTATATAAACAAACTAAACTTTCCGGAAACTACTTTTTACCAAATATTTGTGCCGCAGTTTGACGTGTTAATTGTTCCGACGGATTCCATCCCGGCCTACCCATCTTATTTCTTAACTCATAACCTGAACGATTCCTTACGCGCGAGGGCGTACCTTTAGGACCACGTCCTGAAAACTTACCGGGATTTCTCCAAAGCTCTGCACAAAATGCGCGATTATTAAACACCTGAGTTCCACCCCTGTAATTTTCTAACTTACGCGCATTGAATCGACAAGCATCCATGTATGTTTTAGGTGGATTTTTAGACGTGCGCCTTTTTGGTTTTTTTTTGAGTTCTATAGCTTTCTTTACTGCACATTTTTTTATTCCTGCAATATCCCACATTATCTTATCTATACGCTTCATTCGTATATTTGAAAGCATCTCATCCAAACTCTCATTCATCTTACTAAATCTTCTGGCCTGTATTGCCCGCTCCTGATTTACTGCACCTGCTCTGGTCTTGTGACATCCCAATAACTTCTTGTCCTTCTTAGCAAATAAACAATATTTCTTTCCCCTACGCTCTATTATCTTCTCTACCATTCCTTCTATCTCATCTAAGGTTACTTGCTTTGTCAGCTTTACTGGTTCATTTGCTTTTGCGGCTGCTACCTCCGTTACAGTAGCTTCTGGGTTAGCTGGCCTGTTGCCAACCCAAGACACGGACCAAAGAGATAACTCAGAGATATTGTTGTGGCAGACATCTCCTTCGCAGACCTTCTCTTGTTTCTCAGCTTCGCCCCTTATAGACGAACCGCCCTTGTCACCGTAAATCTTCATCTCTTCCCATACCCTATCATGCATTGGAAGCTTATCATGTATTCCTACACGAATTTTTAACTTGTTATTTTTAATCTTATATGCAAGAGGAAGACCCACTGGCATCTCCTCATGCTTGTATGAATAAACTCCGTATTTCATAAAGAAATCCATAGATTCTTTAATTGTATCAGTGCCTATCTTATCGTTCTGTTTGTCGACAATAGGAGACGAAATAAATGTTTCTAAAATTCTCTCATTATACCATTCTGGTCGATAGACCTGCCACTTAGTGTCTTTAGCGTCTGCCACACTCTAAGATTGAATGTATATTTATAAACTAAGACTTCTTTCCGGAAAGCTCTTTCTGAACCACCGCATATACATTCTTTTCTAAATCTTCAAACGCACCCTCACAACCCTTTGTCATAAATCGAGTAGGAGATGTAAATGGTTGATTATCATAAACTCCTTTTGCAATCATAAATGGCTTCTCACCAATTATCCTACCATACTCTGCTATTGCACTATTTTTTCCCCACGGTGGAAAAGACGAAGGTCCGCCATACTCAAGAATCCCTGCCGCTGGATGGTCAGATTTAACACGCAAACTAACTGTCTGGTCTTTTGCTTCTACCTCAGTTTCAATACTCGCTTCAAGCCCACCTGATGCAGACTGTACTTTATTGCCTGTTGATAATGTAGAACTATATAATGCATCTATTGTCTTGTCTTCTAATTCTTCTCTTGTTTGCTCTGCTGCTTCTACTATTATCTTTTCCCAAGCAGTCTGACTCTTAAATAAATTAATAATCCTTACAAACTGCGCATCGTCTATCTCAATACCCATTATCTATAAGATGCTACTTCCTCAGGAGAAGCATTACCATACTTTTCCTTCCACTTACGGTTTACTACATCCCCTGCCTTCTTCATCATATGTAATCTTGTTATCTTATCGCGTTGTCGCTTCTCTTCTGCCTTGTTATTCCAAGCCCTCTCGTATTCACACTCTTCACAAAGTCCATTAGACATAATATTTACTCTAACTTCACCAGCCATACACTTCTTGCAACTCGTCACGGCTTCAATGCTCCTACCTCTGGCTTGGTCTCCTCTGGCATCACTACCGCAGTCTCTTCGGGTAATACCAAATTACCATCCTTATCCATTGTAGCTTTGATTCCTACCTTATTTAATACCGTAATAATATTCGCCTTCTGTAACATGTTAGCCAAATTCGTTGCTTCGTTCTTTACATTAATATCTGCAAATTTAACCTTCCATGTTTTGATTCCCATTAACTTCATCAATGGTCTAAGAAATCCCATCTCCAAACATTGTTGTGTTTCTAACACAGTTCGGTCAAATAATGAAATCTGCTCGCCTTCTGAATTTAATCCACCTACGCCCGCTGTACTTCCTGTAACAATCGGCATCACTCCATAAGCTGCATTAATATCATTGTTGATTCGCTCCATATATGGTAATGCCATTAACTCATCCATGTTAGGCATAACTGGTACAAACTTTGCTTGTCCACTTCCCGTCCCTTCACCCCTACTACTTATAATAGGAACAAAGTTTGGATTACGTCTTGTCTCCTCCGCAATGTATTCTCCAAGTCTGTTTAATGATTCTTCATCATGACCGGGAATATCCAAGAAACCCTTAGGTGGCCTCTCTAATTTATAAATCTTGTTTTGGAAGTTTTCTATGGCGAGAGCAGTTTCGATTTTCTTAGAAAGACCTATAATCGGCGACTGCCCATACAATCTGGCATTCGCACTGTATTTGTTAAAATGAATTATCTCATCCCGCGCAAACGGAATCTTGTCTTCATCCTGACCCATGTCATAAAAGTAAGCCATCGGCTCTGCCTTAAATCCACCTTCTCCCATTGCTCCTTTTGCTAAAGGCTCTCTGGTTATTATATCAAAATATTCCTCATTCTTAAATTTACCGTAATCATCAACCGCAAATCGCATCTGCTTTGCATCCTCTACCCAAAGCTCCTTTATTATCTTACCATCTGTTCCCTGAATCCTATCATACACAACACTTATCCAACAATCATCAAAAACCTCAACCTGCCGTATCATTGCCTTGAAAAATTCACTGGCCGTAATATCTGCATTACCACCACTCGGATTCCTAAGAAGAGTCTCTAACATCTTCCTCTCTTCCTTATCTCCTGCATCTCCAATAGCGTGATATTCCCACCCCTTAGCTACTGACTGTGACGCAATCCGAGTTATAACCGTCCTAAGATGAGAATACCTGTCAGCTAATTGCTCAAGATAATTCTGGTCAACCGGAGGAAGTATATCTGCCTTAAATGCACGATTACTGCCCGTTGCACCATACGCTGGTGTCCTTGCATCCTTCAATACACTCGCTGTGTTTTTCTCTATCAATTCCTCTAATGCAGAACGCTTCCGCACTGGCTTACTGCGAAATCTATCGAAAAATCCCAAGTTGTATTGCCTCCACTGTATTAATTATCTTATTAAGCTTTTCCTTTTTCTGTATAACATCTAAACTCCTCTTTAATCTCTTACTCCAACTTTGTCCAGAATTACCACCCATCATCTTCCACATTATATATCCCTTACTTGGATTCTTCTGATTTGCAAAATTCTTAGCCGGAGGGTCTACCGTCTCATGCCTTCTGTAATATGTATCTATACTTACTGCCGTCTTGTATCCTACATCCTTCTGATAACGTAATTTCTTGTTAATCCTCTTCGTAACTGCACCACCACCATAACCATGCATCGCTCGTAAATCTTTACCCTGTAACGCTTCCTTCTTTACGCCACGAGGAATCTTGTATCTATCTCGCTTATCGCCCATGATACTCCCGAACATATCTCCTAAGTAACGGCTCTACTAAGACGCCTGTCGGCACATTCTCAGCCTTAGCAATTTCCTTAATGCTCGATTTTGTGTCATCACTAATTCCGTAAATTTCCAACCTTGTTCGCTTTTTCATAAGTGGTTGGAAACTATGCATATACTCAATGTATATAAACTTTCCTATATGTAATCCCAACTTACAAACGCAAGGCCCTTCTTATTCAAACTCTTTATTGCTAACTCACACATCCATAAAGCCATCACCGCATCTGGCGTATGTCCCTCAAGTCTTCCATTCTTTCCATAAATTAACCTACTCAAACCATCTGTCAACTTGCGCGGTCCCGGACGACTGGCACCCCTTATTTCTTCTTGGAATGGAATCTGGTATCTCTCTTTTTCAAACTCTAAAGCCAAACCCGGTATACCAACGTCATGGGAATGCTTCTCTCGCCCCGTGTTGTGTCCTTCAACCGGAAGACCCGCCAAATCCGACGCACTGTGAACCACAAGCCTCTGATAACCATTCGATTCTATCATTATAGTCTCTGGATTAAATCTTTTTGCCAATTCTCTTATTTTTAAAACCTGAGTCTCCAACCAACCACTTCCTTTAGCCATTACCTTGCCTGTCCAACTATACAAGAGCCTACGATGCTCCGTACGCTTATTATAAGCCACAAGACAGTAGCTTGTCTCATCATTCTGACTGTTCATGCCCACAGCCAAGTCAACACCCATTATGACGCTTATATCGTCATTGTAATCTGGCAAACCCATATCTAAATTCTCATCCAAACATTTCTGTAAAACCTCATAAGGTATTACCGCACTCTCTGGGTCCAACGGATTTAACATATACTCAGACTCAAAAGCCCGACTTCCCATTGTCTCCTTTTCCTTATCTAATCTTTCCTGATTCCAATACTCTGGCCAACGAGGACTTCCATCCTCCAACAACGCTGGATGTCTTACTACCTCCCACTCTGAACTCTCTGATACCCAATCTGTAATATCTCCTACTCTTTTCTGAGTTCCTACCAATAACATCTTAGATTCTGGCAATCT